TTGTATATAAAAGATAATGATGAATGGTCAAAGGAAAACGACTCAAAAGAAGCACTAAAAGGACTGGTGTATAAAGTATCCAATAAAAATTGTAGAAATATCAAAAAATGGACGGACGAACATTCGGAATATAATGTATTTGATTCTCCACAAAATATGGAGTTTTTGAAACTGTCAAACGCCGCATTAGGTGGTTTTGGCGAACAAGAGTCGAAACTGTTCAGTGATAAAATTATACGCAATGTTATTAAAGAAGTCATGGTAAATAAGCATATTTGAAAATTACGAGGTGTCCATCGATTGAACTAATTGAAGTTTCCTCATTGTATTTTCAAACTGGGTCTCCTTTTCTAGATTCGCAAATAAATAGTCAGTAGAGGGAACATGTTCGTTGGCTCGTAATTGTTTATAAACTCGATTAATATTATTTGTTACATTCGAAACGATCGTTTTATTTGTAACTAGTTCCACGTTATTTGGTACATGGTCGGTTAATAAAGATATCGCGAAGTATAATAAAAAACGGCGTCTTTTACATGAGGCGGTAGTATATTTTATACAAAATAACTGGAATAACGACTGAAGCAATTGTGAAATGTAAGTGGAATTTTTCTTTTCACAATAAGAAAATAAGATGTCCCATAATATCCATATACAATCCGTTCGATATTTGCTTTCTACTTTTACGAATTCGCGGGGTTCACAACAACATTGCTGTTTATTTTTTCTACATATGAGGTCAAAATCAAGTATCCATTCTACCCAATAACACGCATTCCTCATATTTAATCGGTCGCTAGATATATTGTATGCAAACTCGTTAAGAGCAATATATAGTTCATTTGGGTCTTCTTTCATAAATGAATCTGATGCGTATTTCACACTGGGAGCCAGCAGACGTTCTGTCATTTGTGTAATATCATATTCTTCTTGTCGATTGATTTTGATTGCTTCAAAACTATTCTTTTTTGATGAAATAACGAGGACACTAATAATTTCAGCAAATAGTTTGCGAATAATGGGATGATTTCGCAATTGTAGTTCGTTCAACATTTCGCCTTGGTTTAATATGCTACGGAACACATCGTAACGCTTTTCCAAATAGACCACAATTTTCGGATTTCCAATGTGTATGTATTTTCCAACAAAAAATAAGATTGCCTCCCACACATCCATAAAATGACCAGCACAAATTAGTTCTGCACACCAATAACAAGCAGGTTCTATCTTATTACTCAACATTGCACGTACAAGTTCATTGCGAACTAATAATTTTTTATATTCTGAAAATGTAACGCCTCTAAACTCTTTGGGTAATCGCATATCATTGATTTCACTATTGTCTGAAACACTCGGCATATCATCGTCCATAATAAAAAGAGGTCAATTATAAACACACGATAAAAAAATAATACGTTTTATTCGTATTATGTGAATAATTGTTTCATTTGTGATATTTTACTTATTGTGTAATAATGCGGGGAGCTACATTGATTGTTTGGAGTTCTTGGGCCATCAGTTTATAGGCATATGGAATTTCCACTTTGGAGAAGTGTGTATGATTGTTACACATCTTACACAGATGAATTGTGGTATCAGCATTTTCATACATCGCGTTTGCATTACCGTCATTGTACGATGCGGTCATACCACATTTTTTACAAACAAACACTGAGTATTTATCCGATACATCAAACATCCTTTCACGACAGAATTTGGATATTCCATGAGCAATCATCACATCACGTTCCATCTCACCAATTCTGAAACCACCATCTCTACTTCTACCTTCTGCTGGTTGTCTGGTCAAGTTCACCATAGGACCAATCGAACGACTATGTTGTTTGTCCGCAACCATATGCTTCAACCTTTGGTAAAATACCGGACCGATGAAGATGCTCGTCTCTAATTGTTCACCAGTCAATCCGTTATACAAGATTTCATTGCCATAACTTTCATATCCGAGTTTTTGGAGTTCGGTCGCAATGGTTTTCACATCTAAATTTCCAAAACTGGTTCCGTCTCCAAACATACCCAATTCCAACAATACCTTTCCAAGTAGGGTTTCTTTGAGTTGTCCAATCGTCATTCGAGAAGGAATCGCATGAGGGTTGATGATAATATCTGGTCGGTGTCCGTCTTTAGTGAAAGGCATATCGGCTTCAGGTATAATATTTCCAACAGTACCTTTTTGTCCATGTCTAGAACTGAATTTATCACCATAAGTAGGTTTTCTCGTAGCACGAATGCGGACCTTGGCGAAATTATATCCATCGCCATTACGACTGGTGTAGTTCTTGTCAATGTAGGATTCTTCATTTGTTCTGAATGTTTTGCTCTGGTCTTCATATTTGATTACTTTGGTCAAATCGTTTTTGTTTTCTTTGATAGGAACCGTTTTCGCAATAATAATATCGCGATTTTCGACCAATTCATTTTCATTGATGAACCCTTGGTTGTTCAACTTATCGTAGTTCCCATACTTGATGCTACGGGTCTTACTCGGGTCAGGCTTACAACGAATAATTTCGTCACGGATGATGTTTTTGTCTTCGTCCTTCTCTGTATGGTAAATAGTGGCCATAAATAATCCTCTATCAATGGATGCTTTGTTAATCAATACACTATCTTCTTGATTGTACCCAGTATGGGTCATAATCGCAACGTGAATTTGCGTACCCGATGGGATGTTGTTCAAATGAAGCATATTCATTAAACGAGTATCAACTAATGGGCGAGATGGATAATTCAATACGTACGCGGTCTTGTCCATACGATTATCGTAATTTGTTGCATACACACCCATTGCTTGTTTACCCATTGCACATTGATATGTATTTCTAGGTGCTTGATTATGGTCGGGGAATGGAATACACGAAGCAAGTACGCCAAATATAGTACTTGGGTGAATTTCACAATGCGTATACTTGAAATACCCTTCGTGTTGTGTTTTCTTCAAGAACTGGTCTTTACATTTCATTGCAATCATACTGTAACCTTGTTCCTCTGGGTCAATATACTCTATTACCGACTCGTCCAATGTACAACTTGTAATCAAATCATTCCATACCAATTCTTTCTTAGCCAACTTATCAATAATCTCCTTCGTAATGATTGCCTTGTTGTCTCTCACTTTCAGAACCGGTCTGGTTAGACGCCCACCATCATTACATATACGTATCTCAAGTCGCTTGTAATTAAATATGATAGACGTATAAATATTGATAATGCCCTTGTACTTTTTGTCCTTCATATCATTATACAGCGTCAACGGGTCTTCTGTAATACCAATCCAAGCACCATTAATAAACACTTTTACTGCGTGTTGTATGTCAGATATCTTGTCAAATGCCTCATCTTCAAATGCGATTAAATGTTTTTTAATGTATTCATACAACGAACTACTATTTGTAGGTATTGTGAGGTGGCCCATATAACTAATATTTTTCACTATACCGATGGATTGACCTTCTGGGGTCTCTGCCGGACATAGAAAGCCCCACGTTGTATTATGTAATTTTCTTGGCGCAATCAATTCACCACTTTTTTCCAGAGGAGTATTAATACGACGGGAATGACTTAAACTAGATACATATGTCAATCTATTTAACACTTGGGCAACACCTACCTTGGAACTATTTGATTGTTTAATACTGAAATCACCAGTTGATAATGCTCGGTTTATACCGTTTTCAATAGTAGTCGATTTCATGATTTTGTAAATATTTGTGGAATTAATAATGTTTTCATAATCTTCAGATGACTTCCAAGAACCGTTGTTTATTTCGCGTACAATATGTTTTTGCATTTCCTTGACTAATTTATTGAAATAATTTCGGAATAAGTTATTCAATAGTGAACCAGTTAATTCAATGCGTTTATTGACATATGAATCTCTATCATCAGTCGGGAGTAATCCTTGCGATGTCCGGATAAGTTTGTTAGCCATATATCCGAGTAAATAGAGTTTTTGCTGAAGCGTTTTGCAATGTGGAAATAGGTCATTATTCAATACATCCAGAGTAAATTCATATTTTTTCTTAATACCCGTATCTTTGTCTATATTCATAGGTGTATATGCAACATAACTATTGATATGTGAGATTGAGTCTTCTTTGGACATGTAGTTTTTGGCATCAATGACTGATGCTTGTAAGAATTGTAATATATTTTTATTTTCGGAATTTTCAATATCTAATGCTATGTATTTACAAATATCTTTGTCACTTACTACACCGAGTGCTCTGAAAACTACGCATAACTCGATAGGTTGTCTAACGCGAGGAATATTGACATAAATTCCATGACCAAACCCATTGTTTTTACTTGCGACCATCATTTCTATTTGTTTGGGAGAAATACATTTATTATCAGGAACCGATTTGATTTCTGCGTACCAACTCCATTTTGTGGTATTTTTTCCATCGAAACAATATATACGATTTTCTGCCGCTCTTTCTTGTCCGAGTACAGTCTTTTCTGAACCTTTGATAATGAAGTATCCACCGCCGTCCATATGACATTCACCTGTTAATCTAGGGTCGATATGAGGATTCTGTGTAAGTGTACAAATAGAAGATTTCAACATGATAGGCATCTTTCCGATGTTAATTTTTGGAATTTGTTTTTCGATTATTTTTTCGGTTTCCATATTTTCATTATTACGAACAATATACTTTATATTAATATCAATCGTCATTGTCGACGCATAAGTGAAGTTGCGCAACTTGGCTTCTTGTGGCAACATCGTTTTTGTGGCACCATTATTTTCGTGAATTTGGGGTGGATACAATTTGAAATTCTCGAAAGACACTTCTACATCAAGTAGATAACAATCCTTCTCTGGAATATAGTCATTTTCTGAATGTATTTTTACAGGATTGAACATTTGAATTGTGCGCTGTATCTGATAATTGATGAAGTGGTTGTATGACTCTATCTGATGACGCACTAAGCATTCCAAATGCTTTCCCGCAAAATACGATTCAATGATATTGAAGGGTTCTTCTATATAATCTCCGACATGAGATAATATACGGTTTTCTACGTCGTCTTCTATATCAAACTTGGTAGAACTGATTTTATCATAATCTATCAATGATTCCTTATTTAATGTTGGTTGCATGAATGAACTATTGTCTGAGGTAGGTTGGTTGTATTGAACATTCGTTGAGTAACTTCCACTTTGGGCGGACTCCATCTTGTATTCCATGATTATTACATATAAATATTTTCGTTCTTTTATAATCAATTTTTCAGAATGAGGTTAAAAAAATCATTATAATCATATGTAAAATGAATACGTATTTTGTAGATTATTTGGATAATTTTCATGATACAGATGAAACTGATAAAAATATAACAGACTATTATTTATTGAATAACTACATATTGACAAACTATTATTATAATAATTTTTATCAGGACCATTTTCAGAATATGCAATCGAATACGAAAAATGAGGTCTCTTCTCCGAGTAACTTGTACTATGATTGTTACTCACAATCAAATTGGAATATCGATATCAATTCCCAAGATAACCAAAGTAGTTATGATATTTGGAAAACAAATAATGAATTCAAGTTTGACTTCTCAAACAATGAATTACAAGTGGTAATTCCTCCACCGGAACCACTTGTGAATAAGAGAAAAGTGGTGATTGATACAAATATTAATAGTATTAGTGATTTATTGAATATTATTGACAGTAATAAGATAGATAAACAATGCGAATATAA